ATACGGACGCAGGCAGGGTTATATATTCGGATTCATAGCGTTGTCCTTTCTTTGTCATGTGATTTCATTGATTGTCCTATTATCATTGTTCCGGCTGAATCCAAAGCCGGGATTATGTAAATTGCTCCCGCCCACAGGAGAGAAGCCCCTCTCCCATGAGCGGAAACCGTTTTTTACTCTGCCTGTGAATCAGTCACAGGACTATGCCGGAGATCAGCCGTTGGCAGCGCTGATCTTGAGAATCTGCACGGCCTCGGGCAGTACCAGCTTACCGTCCACACGCTCCTTGGCGACAAATCCAACCATACCGTTACCGGCGAACAACTCCTTCAGTTCCTGGAAGCTACGGGTGCCGCGGTCACCAATATTGTAGTAGGAGAAGTCTCCGAAGGCGATGGCATCGAGGGGAGCATAGGCGGAGGTGTACACCTTATAGCCCAGCAGGTGGTCAGGCTCACCAGCCTGGAAGGACGGCTGAAGGATGTAGTTGCCGATACCGTCCTTCAGCTTCCGCAGAACCGCCAGGTTCTTGTCGTTGATGATGAAGGCAGCGTTTTTCCGGTAGGGACGCTTGAGAGCGTACACCAGATCAATCAGGCTGTCAGCAGTCAGTTCGGTCACTGTATCCGCCACAGTACCGCCGCCGGTAGCAGCGAAAATACCCAGAGGCTGACCAACGCCGGTGCCGTTCAGCATCCCGTCTTCTTCGGCATTGGCCAAAGCTTTGGAGAACTGATCGATGATATAGTTTTCCAGGTTGAAGGCGTTGTCGTAGAGCAGTTCCTCCGTCACCTTGATGGCAACGTGAAGCTTGTGGGCATCCAGGATGATCTGGGCGAAGGTGGCGTCGCCGAAGGTCAGCGCACCTCCTTCCTCAATCCAGGCAGCGGCAGGTTTATTCCCAGCGATGTTGATCTTATGCTCACCGCTGGTGGTGATCACAGTACCCAGGGCACGCATGATATTCTCATCAGTCAGCTTGTCGATCAGGCGGGTATCATACTCCACGGGGACAAGATAGCCGCCGGAAGCATCCACACCCTCCTGGAGCACGTTGGAAACGTTGCGGAAGTTGGTGCGCAGAGCGGCCAGCATCGCGTTCTTGTACTCATTGGACGCACGGCCGGTCTTCGCGGCAGGGCCGGAACCGGGCTTATTGGTCAGAGGGGAAGCGACGGGACGGGAGAGTTCAGCGTCGAAAGCAGCACCGCGCTCCATGCGCTCGATTTCCTTGCCCAGGGCCACGATTTCAGCTTCCATCTGGTCATACTGGGCAGCGTCCTCAGCGGACAGGGTGCCGTTTTCGGTGCGGTGGGTGTCCAGGAAGGTCTTGGCCTTCTCCCAGGCAGCGGCGCGGTTTTCACGGAGAGTGTTGATAGTGAAGTTCTTCATGACAATTTCTCACTTTCTGCCCATTGATGTGTTGGGCGCACTTTAAGCCCCGCATGATAAAAGATTTACGGGGCCGTTGAAAAAGGCTCCCCCAGTGATAGGAGAGCCTGTGGGTCAGCGCAATTTACGCCGACTGATACAGCGCAGGATGCGCAGTGTGTATATAAAGAACAGCAGCGGGAGGGGCTTCTCCAACTGCTGGACTTTATCAGTAACTTCCCAGAGTGGTTCTTTCGTGAAATTCAATGCTCTGGGCTTTCCTAAAAAACCCTTTGACTTTTATCAAGAGGATCTGGGAGGATTTAGGCCTTCACATGGATCGGTTTATCCAGGGGCCGGAGGTGGTTGAGCCGTTCATACAGTGGCTTCACGGGATGTCCTGCAATCTTATTCACCAAGGCTGCATCAACGACCCTTTGAGAGAAGAGTACCGGGGCTGCTTTAGCGGTAATTCTGTCTTTCGGACTGAGGACCCCATCAGCGAAACCCAACTCCACAGCTTTATTGCAGTCCATCCAGGTTTCCTCTTCCATCATCTTCGCCAGTACCTTACGGGCAAGACCTGTTTTCAGTTCATAAGCGTTGATGATGCTCTCCTTAACCTCTGCCAGCATGCCGATGGCTTTTTCCATATCGTTTTGGTCACCAAAGGCACCAGTCGCCGGATTATGAAGCATCATCAGGGCTGTCGGCGCCATCATCACTTTCGTGCCCGCCATGGCGATCACAGAAGCGGCGGAAGCGGCAATCCCGTCTATCTTCACCGTCACATCGAAGGGGTAATCCATGAGCATCGTGTAGATTTGGCTTGCCGCAACACAATCCCCGCCAGGGCTGGAAAGCCAGATAGTTACAGGGCCAGTGCCCGCGTTCAGTTCTGTTTTGAACATCTCCGGCGTCACATCATCATCAAACCAGGACTCCGGGGCAATCGTGCCATACAGATACAGTTCCCGGCTGCCGGGGCTGTTGCCCCAATTCCAGAATCTCTTATTATCCATCTTGCTTCTCCTCTCCGCCGGAAGTATCCGGCTGTTTGTAATATGCCGCGCCGACCATGGAGAGGGGGATCATCGCGCCCTGCACCATGTAGGTATCGCCGCCCTTCTCCTCCGGGATCAGGTCGAATCCTTCAAGCCTGCGCACATCGTTGGGACACATGAAACCGTTGTTGATGCCGACGGCATAGCCCTCCATGCGGCTCTTATAGTCACCGCGAAGCAGACCGTCCACGTTGAAGCGGATGGAATACTTTTTCTTTTCCTCCCGGCTCAGGAGCGAACGCGACAGGCTCTGCTCCCAGCGGATGATCCAGGGCGTCAGGCTGTACATAACGAAATCGAGGGACATCTGTTCAATGTTATTGAACGTCGCCCGCTCAAGGTTCTGTACCATATGGGGAGGCACACGGAAGATACGGCAGATTTCCTCGACACTGAATTTCCGCGTTTCCAGAAGCTGTGAATCCTGGGGGCTAAGGCTGATCGGCTTGAAGGTCGTGCCCTGTTCCAGCACGGCCACCTTCCCGGCGTTGCGGGTCCCACCGAAGGCTTCATTCCAGGACTGACGGAGAAGCTCCGGGTTCTTGATGAGCGTTGGCGTTTCGAGAATGCCCATCGGGGCCGCCCCGTTGGCGTAATACTTGGAACTGTATTCATCGGCGGCAAGACCGGCACCCACAGCATTCCGGCAGGCGGCTATCGGGCTCATGCCCACCAGACCGTCAAAGCTGAGTCCAGGGATATGCAGCACATCGGCGGCATCAAGAATCACTGTGTTCTGTTCCATGGTCGGCGGCTCCGCGTCATACCTGGTGTAACGGTAGAACAGCCGCCCGGTCTTCTCATCCCGCTCCACGCTCATGCGGTTCGGCATCAGCGGATACAGCGCCACGACTTCGCCACGACCATTACGAAGAATCTGGGCGTAGGCATTGCCGTAGAGCAGCAGGTGGGCCATCAGGGTTTCCCTGAGCGTGTAGCTGCTCATCTCCGGGTTCGGCTCATCGTGTAGCAGGAAGAACAGCGGATGATCCTCTGCTTTCTCCTGGTTTCCGTTTTCGCCGCGCTTATACACATGCAGAGGCAGGCTGGCGATGGACTCGCTCAAGACCCGTACACAGGCATACACAGCGGCCATCTGCATGGCGGTGCTCTCTGTAACCGGCTTTCCGGCGGCGCTCTGCCCGAAAAAGAAGCGGGGGCCGGTACCAGCGGCGCGGTTTTCCATCCGCCCTTTGAAGATACTCTGAAAGAAGCTCATAGCTTTCCTTTCCGCCGCCCTGTGACGGCTGATTATTGATGCTTTTCCCCCTACGCCCGGCTCCATCTCCCAGCGGCACATCCGTCTGCTAATGTGCTGCCGCAGAGGGCTTGACAAGGGTGTTATAATGGGCTTAAAAAGCCCATTAGGGTTGAAAAAAGGCCGCTGATTGGCGGCTGTAGGCGGCGCTCAGATAAGCAATATACCGCGATGCTCATACACAGATTCGGTCTGTGTATTTTCATTTCTGATGGCTCTGTCCAGCGCCATGACCAGGGCGACCGCAAGGTCAACCTTTTCGGTGGCCTTGGCCTTGCTGATCTTGATGTTCCCGGCAGGATCGGTCTGTACGACGCAGTTATCCATACACCACCGGAGAACCGGATGGCCGCCGTGGGCAAGTTTCTGTTCCAGCGTCAGCTTGTACAGTTCCTTTGTCGGCGCGGACATATCCTTGAAGCCCTGCCCGAAGGGAACCACCGTCATACCTTCATCAGCGAGATGCTGTATCAGCATCTGGGCATTCCAGCGGTCATACGCAATCTCACGGATGTCATAATGCTCCCGTAGGGCCAGAATCTTCTGTTCGATGGCTTCATAATCAACGACGTTGCCCTCGGTGGCGAGGATGAAGCCCTGCTTACGCCATAAGTCATAGTTCACATGATCGCGCCGGGATCGTTGATCTATCGTTTCCTCCGGCACCCAGGCGAAGGGCAGGATGTAATACGGTTCATCCGGCATCAGCGGCGGGAACACGAGAACAAGCGCCGTCAAATCCTGCGTAGAGGACAGGTCGATCCCGGCGTAGCA